GGGTAATAACTCTATAAATATACCAAAATCATACAAATGTAATTCTGTTAATTCTTTTAATGTTGCTACATTATGAGCTCCTATTGAGTTCACAAAAGCTTCTTTAGTTGGAGAATACTCTACTATATCAGATATCCTAAGAGATAAACATTCTGCAACTTCTGCGGTTAAATATAACATAGACTCTAATACATGTCTTGTTGCAGTATTTGAATTTGCCGCAGCTAACTTTTGTACCCCGACTAAAGCGTTTTTATCTGGAGTTGTACCATCTCTAGCTTCATTTAAACCAGTGGTATCTCTTATCATTTGTAAATAATAATTATATGTAGTAATTAAGCTTTGTAATTTACCACCATTAACACCATTATTTATCTGTTGTATTGGTACTTTACCAGGATTCATATCACCTTCCGAAGTAAGGCTTCTACCAATAACAGAACCTGTTTGGAAAAACATATTTAATGCTTCTTGCGGATTGTAATTAGTGCCATTTCCAAGATCAACTTCAGCTAAACCATCTGCGTCTAGGTATACACCATCTGGTACCATACGTGCCATTACTTGTTGCAGCTTCAAATGTGTTAACTGTATTGTATCAGCAAACCCTGTAATTCTACTAACTATAGATTCTACTTTTCCTCTATACATTCTAGGTGCTACAATTTGATAAGGCATTTTTACTTTGCTAAAATTAGAATCTGATCTCATCATGTTATCCATCATTTTCCATTTTAAAAGTTTATTACAACCTACTATATAAACCCCTTCGTATACGCATTCAACAGCTCTTTGCAATCTGCTAAAATCACCATCCATATTTTCAACTGGAGGATTAAACGTGTCGTCTTTTTCAATGACTTTTTCCCCACCACTACTTAATGTTTTTAATTTATAAACATTGTTCATGTGAGTTTTATAATTAAAGTACAGTACTTGTACTTTATTTTTATCGTAATTAGAATTGTAATTAGCGTGTCTATATATATTACTACCAGAATTACTAGTTATTTCTTTTATATCTTCTTCTGTTAAATCTTGAAACTCTTTAACTAATTCATTTATTGGTAAATCTTTTACTTCACCTATATAATAAACATCTTCAAAATATGGTGAATCTGAATAAGAGTAGACAATATTAGCTGGGTCAACATATTTAACTTTAGCACCCTCGCTCCAATCAAAAGTTGTTTTTGTAGCAGCTATACCTAAAACAGTTAAATCATACAAACATCTTCTTCTTATTAAATCATAATCACTATTTTCCATTAAAGTATTAATAGCTTGCTCTTCTGCTAATTCTACAGCTTGCTTGTAGTTAAGCTGCATATGTAGTCCTAATTCTTCTTCAGAATCTGGAAGAGTTTCTGGAGGATTATTATATAAATCAATATCAAACGTTTGTTTTACTAAATCGTTAAAAGCTCTGGAACGCATATCGCGTAATATAGATTCCATATATTCAGTTCTTTTGCTAACGCCATATTGATCTTGTGAAAATGCTTTTATTTCGTAATTTCTTTGAGACATACCGTTTACTACGATATCCACAAATTTAGGAATAATTGGAACAGGTTTCCAATCTAAGTTAAGGTAGGATAAATCACCATTTATAGATAATTCATTTTTATATTTTTGTATAGGTTGTTCTCCTCTTGCATACAATCTTAAGTGATGATAGTTATTTATATTACCATCAAATCTAGAATTAGAACCATTGAACCATTCTTGCTTTATAGCTTGAGCCACTTTAAGCCCATATTCTTCGGACAACTTTTCTAAATCACTTACCGCTTGTGATGGAAAGTTTATGTTAGATTGTATCATACTTTATTATTTATTATTTTCGATTGAAATCCTTTGTTATTATACTTGGATATATTAATATTTAATGATTGTCTTTCTCTATTAGGATTAGGTTTGTACAAATGCCTATTGCAAGCCATTATTGCTAATCCAGAACTAATTGAAGCATCATGTTTTGTTCTTTTGTTTATATCAAATTTAGACCAATCATTTAACGTCTCGTTGAAATACATTGTGCCATAAGTGCCATCTTGTAATAATCCAATATGGTCATTGATATACATTTCTATAGCGGCCGCGTGAGATTGTTTTATATCTTCACTTGAATTTGGTATTCCACCAACTTCTTTTTCTGATACAGATAATTTATTCCAAATCTTATCCGGTCTGTTCATACTAAAACCTCTATAACCTCTTCTACGTAAATAGTACAATAATCTAGGTTTATTATTTTCAGCAAGTATTGGCATTCCATAAAATACTAATGCCATTAAAACATCTTCAAAAAATATCTCAGCTGTTTGCGGTCTTGCTATATATTCTAAAAAGAATGTATTAGCTGGAGCATCTTCCATTGAAAATTTAGTTAGTCCATGCAAAGCCCCTTTTGACCCTCTACTATCTACTGTTCCAGATATATCATAAGAGTCACAACCAAATGCACCCATATGTTCGTTACCTGGATATTTTATGCCATTTTTTAATATGACATTATTTTGTGATTTTCCATTAGGTACCCAACTTACTTTAAATCTTCCTTTCGGATCTGGATTAAACGTTACTTGCGTATCTTTAACTCCATTTTGCCATTGAAAATTACCAGTTGTTAATACAGATGAATTTCTATTCCCTTCATTATAGTCTATTTGCTCGTATATTTTAACTAAGTTAAATAAACTATTACCTGTCTCATCTCTAAAAGCGTGTTCTTCAGTTCTTGGGAATTGTCGGTAAAATTCATTTAAAGCGTCTTGATCATCTTTAAGTCCGTGAGCTTCGTTTTCCCAATGATCTATAACTCCATAATCTATTTCTAATCCTTGTGGATCAAATGATCGCTCTCTAGGAGTGTTAAACACAGGTTGTCCATATTCATCGATAAATCCCTCATAATTCCATTCCATAGGAATAAACAAAGAATATAATCCTGACTTAGTCTGTCCATTACGATTTCGTTTTGTAACATCTGAATTGTAATATAAGTTTTTAAAATTATCACCACCTTTATCTAAAGCATTAGAAGTAGAACCCATCATACATTTACCAACTACTCTGCTACCTAATCGTAAACAAGTTTTTGTAACTCTCCAGTTGTTTTTTATATTATCAGGTCTTTCCCACTTACCACTTTCGTCATGAACTAATAAAGATAGTTTTTCACCATCATAACTATTATCACCTGTATTTTTCCAGTCAATAGTTGTATCAAGTCCCTCCATATCATCTTGTTCCTCACGTTCCCTCATTTTTTTACGAGTAAACTTTTTTGCGGGTACTCTATAAGCGAGTTCGGACTTTGGTCGGTCCATACCGTCCTGTATTGGCTTAAAGAAGAAAGGATAATTTAAACTAATTGGTACTACCTTGTCAGTGAACATTTTCTTTGCATCAGCACCGGTTTTAGAAAGTATCCCAAATCTACTATCACTAGCTAAAGTCGCTAAATTAACAGTTTCAGCTGAACTCATAAATGAAAAACCAGAACGTCTATTTTTTAAATAGCACATTCCGTAACTTCTGTGATCGGCTTTACAAGCTTCCCAAAATATAAAGAATAATCTGTTTGCTCCTCTATAATCTGGAGCGCCAACATCAATTTTACTCCATTGTAAGTACATATAGTGTGTACCTGTTATATAAGTTGGTTTACCATTATTCATAAACCAAAAACCTTCTTCTCTTCTTCTAAACTCTTCGTCTATATATCCATAATGCTTTTCTTTAAAATCATCTGGATATTCCTGCCAATCAAATACAGTTTTAATTCTTTTAAAATCAGGGTTAGCTGGAAATTGTTTCCATTTCTGCTCCGACTTAACTTTACTACAAGAGTATATTTCTTTACGTTGTTTAGGTAAAGCTATTTGAAAACCTTGTATTTCTATTACTTCACCTATCATTCCTGTTTTAGATATACAAACTATATCAGCTTCTTTGTTATAACCATATTTCCACTTTTTAGACTTGTTAAGTCTTTTTATAGTGTTTTGTTTTATAGGCTCTACAACCTTAACTAATGTTTGCTCGTACATTACTTAGATCTACCTTCTGCGAATCCTTTAAACTTATTTTCTTTTTTTTCTTCAATAGGTTTTCCTTCTAACATATTTTCTTCTTCGTGGATTCTATTTAATATTTCAAACGCATCAAATATAGCTAATTTTTTTGTAGCTGCTGCATTTTTTAGTCTATCAGCAGATATATCATCATCTGAGTCTACAATTGGTTCTTTAGCAACTTTAATAAGTTCTTCAACCGCTTTTCGCCCAGCTTGGATTATATTCTTCTTCGTTTCCTTGATATTCATATTTAATTGTAATAAATTTATTTAAAACTCTATATAATCTTTCTCCATCGATAACAAACTCATATTTACTATTAGGTGTAAAACCAACTAATTCTTCTTTATCAAAAGTTCCATCAGAGTATTTAACTACACCCATTAAAGGTCTTTCATCATCAGGGTTAAAGCTGTTTATAGCTTTTAATGGTTTAACAAAACTAAACCCTGGAAGTGCTTTCCATATATTATCTTTATAAAGAAATATTTGATCTTCTGATATTATATATTTATTATCTTTCCAATAAGATCTGCTATTCTTTTCCCTGCCTTTAACATCATACCATCTTCTAAATACATTATGATGTATTATTATTTCATCATTTGTCTTAATTGGTGTGTCAAATAATAGAGGCACGTCAAGTACTTTAGCTTTTCTATTTACAAATTGATGATTAAAAACTTCAGTATTTAGTATAAGTTCTTTATCGTCAACTTTTTTAGAGTTATTATATCTTTCACCTATTGGTGATATTATAAAATCTTTATACGCTCTCATCTTTAATAGGTTTCTCTATAACAAAATCTCCGGGAAACTTATAATTTTTACCAGGCTCCATCACTATAGTGTTACCTAAATTATCAGTTCCTTCTACTTTAAAATCAACATCTTCCATTGTTATGTCTCCACTAGGTATTATATTAACATCATTGTTAACGTCTGGGCTATTTCTTTTATAACCAGTTCGCGTAACCTTTGCATTTAATAAGTTTTTTAGTGGTGAGTTTCTCATATTAGTATTCTAGATTATATTCTACGGATATAGCCATGTTTTTATTAAAATCTTTCCAAGGTATGACTATATTATTCTTTTTTATATATATACAGTATTTATCCTCTTCTTCTATTATATCACATATTTTATGGCCTCCATATACTTCTTGATCCACAGCGTAGTGCATGGAATCATTTTTATAATCTTTACCTATAGTTATTTTTCTTATGATATTATTTTTCATCTTTCGGCCAATTAATAGTACCATCTGCTATATTAACATCATATGAACCATATTCTTTAGAAAACACATCTTGTAATTCTAAAATCTTTTTTTGTGATAATCCTAGTTCGTGTAGTAATCCATGTTTTTGGCCTTCTAACTGACCAATTTGAAATTGCATGTTGTTCTCTTTCCTTTT